CGATGCGGGCATTTCGGCAACGGAACGAAGGCGGGCGGATCGCGAGCTCCCGTTGTAGCAGGAGGCGGACAAGTGGACGGGACGGAAGTATTGCAGCGGCTCGCCCGCATGGTGGACGAGCACGGCGAGGCGGAAGACGTGCGCGCATTCGGGGTTGTCGAAACGCACGTGCAGCGGCTCGAGAGCGTTGCGGGCGCAGCGGTGGAGCTCGTGCAATGTGCGCCCCGGTCGCTGGCTCGAGACGCGGGCGAGGCGGGCGAGGCATGGGACGTGCTCGTGTCAGAGCTCGAAGGCGTGGACAACGACTTGCTTGCGGGAGCCGTGGACGTTCGGGGGCGCTCCCGGGAGAGCTCCGCGCCTCGGGTTTCCGGGGGAGCTTCCGCCGGGACTGAAGTTGGCCCGCTGCTTTCGGCCGCAGCTGCGATGCAGTCGCAGCTTGATCGCATCGGGGACGCTGGCGCGCAAGCGGCGTGGTCGCACTTTCTCGACTTGCTCGCGGGGGCTTGGGGGTGACCGGACCGGCGATCATAGTCAAGGCGGACGAGTCCGAATTTGCGGACTGGCTCGCAACGGAAGCCGGCTTTCTCACAGCGTTTGCACGGTACGGGGACAGTGACGTTGCGTGGGAACCTTATCAAGTCGCGTTCCTGAACTCGCAAGCTCGGTTCCGCAGTGTCAAGAAGTCTCGCCAAGTAGGCGGGTCGTTCACAATGGCTGCGGAGTCCCTTGCTCGAGCGCACTTGAAAGACGGCTACCTTGCAAACTTCGTGAGCTACAACCGCGACGACGCAAAGGAGAAGATCCAATACGCGCGCGAGTTCCACGACGCTTTGCCGCTGCGCTTTCAAAAGCCACTCAAGCGGGAATCATTGACCGAGCTTGTGTTTCGCTCGAACAGCCCGGGGCGGCGCGAGTCAAAGATTCTGTCGCACCCGAGCAAGGCGCCACGCGGGAAGAAGGGGGATATCTACCTTGACGAACTCGCGCACTACGCGCACGACCGCAAGGTGTATCGCGGATCAACGGCGTTGATTTCCCGGGTGCCCGGGGCGCAGTTCACGATCTGTTCCACGCCGCTCGGAGCTCGTGGCCAGTTCTGGGAAGTCGCAGACAATCACCGTGGACGGTTCCGCAAGTTCTGGCGACAGGAAATCCCGTGGTGGCTTTGCTCTGCATTCTGCACGAACGTCCGGGTTGCAGCGGTGATCGCTCCCGGGCTCGAGACTCCCGAGCGAGTGGAGCGGTTCGGGACCGAGGCGTTGCGGGAGCAGTACGAAGCGCTTCCGCTCGAAGACTTTCGAGAAGAATTCGAGTGTATCTTTCTCGATGAATCGTCAACGTACTACCCGCTTTCCCTCCTGCTTGCTTGCCAAGATCCAGAGCTCGAAATTGCGCACGACGTGGACGAGCTCGGCAAGGGCGGTCACATTCGGATCGGGAAGGGACGGATCGTGGTCGGGGTCGATATCGGGCGCAAGCGTGACGCAACGGAGATTGCGGCATTCGAGGTCAACGTTCGGGACTGTCACGTGATGCGGCTTTTGCAGACGCTCGAGAACGTCCCGTTTGCGGAGCAGGAAGGCGTCTTGCGGCGCTTGCTTGAGCGGGTGCCCGTGGCGGCGTGCTATATTGACCAGAGCGGGATCGGAATGAACCTTGCCGAGAATCTCGCGCGCGATTATCCGCAAGTGGTTCCGTGCTCGTTCTCGAACGAGGCGAAAGAGCGGTGGTGCGTTTCGATGAAAATTCGGCTACAACGAGGGCAGAAGGCAATCGTGCTGCCTGCGTCGCGGTCGTTGTTGTCGCAATTCCGATCCATCAAGCGCAAGGTGCTGCCGAGCGGAAAGGTGCAGTTCTCCGGGCGCGGGGATGGCAGCGACGATCCGGGCGGGCGACGACACCACGCGGATCAGTTCTGGGCGTGTGCTTTGGCTACTCAGCGGGAAGTTGACGAGAGCTTGAGCCGGGGCATGGACTACGAAGTGATTTGCATAGGATAGGCGGGGCGCGACATGCGAGTTGTGAGCGAAGACAGCGGGGGCGGTCCGGTCCGGGCAGTGACGGTCAAGGCGGAAGGCTCGACAATGGATCGGTTCGTGAGTCGACCGGACGAAGGTGGAGGGGCGGGGATCGGGGAGTATCTCGAACCCCCCTATAACCTGAAACACCTTTGCGTCCTTGCGGAGCGCTCAAACAGTCTTCGCGCCAACGTGGACGCCTACGTTACGAACATCGACTCGTTCGGGCATCGGTTCGCGCCGGCGATTCGCTTTTCCGACGACGATTCCGAACAGCAGATCAAGGACGCGATCCTTGCGACGCGCCTTGCGGAGCGCCCGAGCGCGAAGCCCTCGAGTCTTGACCCGAACCCGGTGGACGTGCGGCGTGTGACCGAGGAACTGTTGATTCAATCCCGGGCGGAGAAGGCTCGGTTGACCGCGTTCTTCTCGTCGTGCTGTGACGATATCTCGTTTGTGGAGTTGCGCCGGCGGACGCGGCAAGACTTGGAAAATACCGGGAACGGGTATTGGGAAGTCTTGCGGGCGGTGGACGGGACGATCGCGAAGCTCGCGCACGTGCAGTCGCACACGGTGCGCCTGTTGAAGCTTGACGCGGAGCCGACGCAGTACACGGACACGGTGCGCGTGAGTGCGATCGCCTTCAAGCAGGTTCCGGCGCTCAAGCGCTTTCGTCGCTACGTGCAGCTTGATGACTACGCGAACCCGATCGCGTTTTTCAAGCAGTTCGGGGATCCGCGTGTGGTGAGCGCGAAGACCGGCGAAGTCTTTGACACGATCCAAGTCATGCGCCGGGAGGAAGGCAAGCAGGCGCGGCAAGCAACCGAGCTCGTGCATTTCAAGCTGTACTCGGGGCGGAGCTCATACGGGATCCCGCGGTGGATCGGCAACTCGTTGTCCGTCGTGGGTTCCCGGAGCATGGAAGAAGTCAACGTCGCTTATTTCGAGAGCAAGGCGGTCCCCCCGCTGGCGGTGCTCGTGTCGGGTGGAGCTCGGTTGTCCGACAAGTCCGTTGAACGGTTGACCCGGTTCATGGACGAGCATTTGCGCGGGAAAGAGAATTTCCATTCGATCATGGTGCTGCAAGCCGAGTCGGACAAGAAGGGGGCTCGCGGCGGAGAGCGTGCCCGGATCGAGCTCAAGCCGTTGACAAGCGCGCAGCTGCAAGACGCGACGCATCAAGAGTATGACAACGCCAACCGGGAGAAGGTGGGCGCCTCGTTCCGGCTTCCGCGCATCCTGCGGGGGAACGCGGAGAACGTGAACCGGGCAACGGCCGAAGCCGCGATCCGCCTGTCCGAAGACCAAGTATTCCAACCGGAGCGAGACTCGTTTGACTACTTTATGAACCGCGTTTTCATGCCTGCGATCGGGGCTCGGTTCTGGTCGTTTGTGTCGCAAACCCGGGTCACGCGCGATCCGGATCGGGCGGTGCAGAACGTGGAGCGTCTTGTCAAGGCGGGGGTGCTCACGCCCGAGGAAGGGCGGGAGCTCGCGGAAGATATCTTGAACCGGGACTTGCGGCCGATCAAAGAAGATTGGGTCACGCGCCCGCTCACGCTCACGCTTGCCGGAATCCAGACAAGCCAGCGCGGACCCGAGACGGCACGCAAGATCATGGACATTCGGGATCGCATGCTCGAATCGGCGGGGCTGTCCGTTGCGGATCTCGCCGGCGGATACCTCGCGATCGAGCCCGATCCTTGGGACGTATTCGACGCGGAGTGAACACGTGGATCCTGAACTGGCACGACAGGGGGCGATCGCGGCGGAACACGTGTTCGCGCTCTTGATGGCTCGGGATCCCGCCTTTCGTTTCGACGTGAGCACGCAAGAGGGCTTTGACGACGCGGTCGCGTTTCTCGCGGGTCGCTGGTCTCGCATGGCTCCGCTCGACGATCCCGCCATGATAGCGCGGATCACTCGCGAGCTTGACGTTGATTGGGCGGCGCTCTCGCCAGCGCGGCGGCGAATCCTGATTGATCGAGCGGCGGCGAATGCCAGGATTCCGCTCGGCAAGGCAAAGCCGATTGTTGCGGATATGGGGCTTGCGTCGAAGGCGGTCTATCGCGGGACGCTCGAGCGTCTCGGCAAGGCTGGCTTGCGGGTGGCGGCGAGCTTCGACCAATACGACAAGCGGGTTCCTGCATACGTGACGAAGGCAAGCGCGCACTTCGTGACCGCGGCGGACGGCTACGTGTCGCAGTCCTACTCGCGGATCGCTCGAGCGGTGGTCGAGGAAAGCGTGATCCGGGGAATGGGGCG